AACAAAAACAGCCAGTTATGCTGCAGCTTATGCTTCAAAACGGAAAGGTTTTGACGGAATACCTGATTGACGATATCAACAACATGCTGGGAGTTAAAACAGGGCTGGCGGGAAGAGGTATGGCATGAGAGCAGATGTGAAAATAGGAGATAAGTGGCTGGGAGCTGATTTTGGATTTATCTTTAATGATAAGACGATATCAGCGCCAGACCCACAACTTGTTATCATCGAGATCCCAGGGACATCGGATGTGATCGATCTGACGGAATCGGTATCGGGAGACATCGAATATAAGCAGCGGAAGATAACAATCAAGCTGGAATCGGCTGGCGGGAAAGACAGCTACTTTGCAAAATTTTCTGAATTGGCCAATTATATCCATGGAAGAAAACTGAAGATAATCTTCAGCAAAGACTCCGGGTACTATTGGATCGGACGAATCGCTGTTGCAGATGCAGAACCAAAGTTCTATGGACAAACGATCACAATCACGGCCACAGTCGATCCGTACAAATACGAAACTCAGTCATCCCTGGAACCGTGGCTGTGGGATATATTCAGCTTTGAGGATGGGATCATCAGGGATTACTATGACATTGCGGTGCCGGGTAGCATTACTATTGTTGGCCGGCGCAAGCGATGCTGCCCGAAGTTTATCTGTTCCGGAGCGATGACAGTCACATACCTGGGAAATACCTACAACCTGGCATCGGGAGAAAATACAGTGGCGGATATATTCATCGGAGAAGGCGAACATGTTTTGACATTCGGTGGATCCGGAACCGTATCTGTTGATTACCGGGGGGCGAGCTTGTGAAAGTATCTTATAAAACGCATATTGAGAACGAGGGCTGGAACATTGCCGTAACCGATGGCCAAACATCAGGAACTACCGGGCAGAGCCTGCGCATGGAAGCGCTGATCATTGAGCTGCTGGAAAAAGGCGGGCTTGATATTGCCATCGAAGCACAGGCACACGTCCAGGACGATGGGTGGCAGACTCCGCTAAGAACTGACGGCGAAATTATCGGAACGGTTGGAGAATCAAAACGTCTTGAAGCGCTGCGAATTCGCCTGGTTGGCGCTGACGCGAAAAAGTACAGCATCAAATACCGGGTGCACGTCCAGGACATTGGCTGGCAGCTGTGGAAAAAGGATGGAGAAACGGCCGGAACCACCGGTGTCGCGATGCGGGCCGAAGCAATTGAAATAATGCTGGAAAGAACAGCAGACGATGTCGTTGTGGTGGTACCAAACACGCCAACCACGGACCCGACGCAGATAATCGTACCGATCAGTGATCCCAACGCAGCGATACCACCAGAAAAGATACTCTGTGCCAGCTACGCAACGCATGTGCAGAATTACGGATGGGGCGCAGAGGTTACAGACGGGCGGTTAAGCGGAAGAGTTGGCCAGGGGCTTCGCATGGAAGCAATACGGATTGCTCTGATTAACACCGGGAGCCTCAATATCGGAGTAGCGTATCAAACCCATGTGGAAAACATCGGCTGGCAGACGGAGGTGGCCAACGGCCAGACGGCTGGAACCACCGACCAAAGCCTGCGCCTGGAAGCGGTAAAAATGCGGCTGACCGGAACTGACGGGGAAACATATTCGATCTGGTACCGGGTGCACGTGCAAAACGAAGGCTGGCAGGAATGGTGCCGGGACGGAGAAATAGCCGGAACGACCGGGCAGGCGCTGAGAGCAGAGGCGATTCAAATCATCATTACGCTCAAGACGCAAAGCCTGATCAGAACGCCAGGGGATGCGCCACTGATCGCAATCAACTACCGGGCGCACATCCAGGACTTGGCCTGGGCCGCCTGGGTGAAGAATGGCCAAAAGTCAGGGACCACTGGGCTGGGCCTGCGGATGGAAGCGATTGAAATAAAACTTTCGTCTCTGGATGGGCTTGACATTGGAGTAAAATACCGGGTACACGTGCAAAATATTGGATGGCAAGATTGGTTTGCTGATGGCGCGACGGCCGGAACAGTCGGACAGAGTCTCCGGATCGAAGCCATCGAGATTGTTTTGACCGGAGCGGATGCCGGGAAATATACGGTGCAGTACCGGGGGCACCTAGAAGACACCGGCTGGACAACCTGGAAGAAGAACGGAGAAACACTGGGAACCACCGGGCAGGAAATCCGCCTGGAAGCAGTGTCAATTGTGCTGATCAAGAACGTGGACTTGAACGCGACCATCACCAATGAAATTAAAAACAAAGCACCATATCTGCAGATCTGGGCGTCAGACTTTCCGCGGGCCGATGTACTTCTGCACGACATAAGAACTGAGCATCGCGTTATGAATCCCAAAGTTACAGCGGGGATCAACAAATCAAGCGGTTTTACGTTTACAATCGATCCAACGCATGAAAATTATAATTTTCTCCGCAAAATGCACACGACGATATTGATCTATGAAATTTATTCGAACATGAATAAAAACCTGGTCTTTGAGGGACGGATCTTAACCGATGATGAAGATTTAAACAAAATGAGGTCCGTGACGTGTGAGGGAGAACTGGGGTATCTGCTTGACAGTGTCCAGCGGCCGGCGAAGTATATCAATGTTACGCCAGAGCAATGGATGACACAGGTATTAGACAACCACAACATGCAGGTTACATCAGATAAAAGATTGCATATGGGGATCTGCACTGTACTCGGAGACGGGACCGGGGTTGTTATCTCAACGAGTTATCGATCACACATCGAGGATCAGGCATGGCTATCGTGGGTTAAAAACGGAGATCTGAGCGGGACAACCGGGTCAGGACTCCGGATGGAAGCAATCGAACTGAAATTGGAAAACATTGGCGGCGTGGATGTAGGGGTGACATACCGGGTGCATCTGGCGGGAACCGGTTGGCAGGATTGGAAAAAAGATGGAGAAACGGCCGGGACAACCGGGCAGGGAATCCAGATGGAAGCAATCGAGATAAAGCTGACAGGAGCGGACGCCGGGCTATATTCAATCCAGTACCGGGTACACGTCCAGGATCAGGGCTGGCAGGATTGGAAGCAAGACGGAGAAACAGCCGGAACGACCGGGCAGGCGCTGCAGGCAGAGGCGATTTGTATCATCATCGTATCAAAAATCGATGGGACGAACACCAAACTGAAAGACAGCCTGTTCAGAGAAAATGAATACGTCAATACCTTGGAGCTCATCAAGACGACCATGCTGGATACCCTGGGCGGCGTGCTGGTGATTGAACGGATCGGCGGGATTAAGTTTCTGAATTACCTGGAGAATTATGGCTCGGTGAATTCGCAGCCGATTCGGTTCGGCGTCAATCTGATAGATTACTCAAAAAAGACCGATGCCAGCGGAATTATCACGGCACTGGTGCCATACGGAAAAGAAATTGACGGGAAAAAGCTGGATATTTCATCGGTTAATGACAACTGCGATTATATCTATGACGAAGTGGCTGTGGCAGAGCATGGGTGGATATTTGGGAAAAACGAATGGGCAGATATTGACAGCGCATCGGCTTTAATGGCGGCAGGAAAGTTATATCTTGCCGGGAAGCTGAAAGAGGGAATATCGCTGGAACTTACAGCGGTTGACCTAAGCATGGTTAACGTTGACATCCAAAAGTTTGAAGTCGGCGACATGGTCAGATGCGTGTCTAAACCGCATGATGTTGATGTCTTCCTGTCAGTAAGTAAAAAAGAACGAGACTTAATGAACCCAGGGAACGACCGTGTTGTCCTGGGAGGAGTGACGGAGTCTCTGACAGATAGAGTATCAGGGCCGCTGGGCGGCGGGATCATGGGTTTCGCTCTGGAAACCGCGAACAGTGTACAGAACATGGAATATGTATCAAACGAGTTGTCGTTTTTGGTTAAATTAACCGACGAAAAAACAGACGCAACGCAAACACAGCTAAACGAAGCGGAATTGAAAATAACACCAACAGCGATTACAGCAACGGTCCGCAGCAGCATTGAGTATATAGCTGACCAAAACAGCAAAGCCAACGCGACGGATCTGGGAAACCTGACAAGCAGAGTTAACACTGCAGAACAGAAAATAACAGCTGACGCGATCGTATCGACAGTGACAAGCAGCTCGACGTATACCAACGCGATGGACGGGAAGGTCAGCACGGTAAATGTTATATCGTGCATTAACCAGACGGCCGAAGCAATTACAATCAGCGCATCAAAACTGAATCTGTCAGGATATACAACGTTTTCGCAAGCGCAGAGCTTAGCAGATACAGCAAAATCAGGAGCTGTATCAACTATAAACAGCGGGCTATCGGGAGGAACGACAACTATTAACGGTGGGTGCATAACGACAGGGACGGTCAATTGCAAATATCTTGGAGGGACGCTTAATTTTTCGGGTATTACGTGCAAAAACCTGTTGCGCATCGAAACCGGAGAGACTACTGCTCAAGTGGACGTAAAAGCAGCAAACGGGAAACTCGGGTCGATGTATGCTAACGACCAACGCGGGTTGACGCTTGAATCGAGCGGAGGGGGCGTGGCTATTCTACCGCAAGATGGAAGTAGCATTTTATTAGGATGGAATACCGTTGTGTCAGGAACATTAACGGCAACGAATATACCGTACACATCAACAGATTCATCGCAAAAAATAACGCTGATCCGCTGGGTTGGTGATTACGTTGAGGTTTCAGGGCCGGCAGGTGTTAAGGGGATCACTGTTTGGGATTCTGACAGGAAATTGAAATCAAATATTGAAGATTCAACGCTAAACGCTTTAGAGGAGATTGGAAAGATCAAGACACGATCTTTTAATTGGGTTAAAGACGGAAGTTTTGAAGCGTGCTCATTTGTAGCACAGGAAATAGAAGAAGCTATCGGAGAAAAGCACGTCCTGAAAGTAAAGCAAAACGATGGTAGCACCAGTTACCAGATTGCTGAAAAGGGGTTTATACCGCTGCTGGTAAAGGCAACGCAGGAGCTTGAGGCTATGCAAAAAGAAAACATAGCCAGGCTGGAAATGGAAATCACATTGCTAAAACTGCAGATTGCAGAAATAAAAGGAGAAACAACATGCTAACAACAATTAAAACAACTAATTTCAGAGGTGAATCAAAAGTTGGCGATACTGTTGCAAAGATTTTTGAGGCGACGATCAACACGGCGGCGCCGGAAAACATGACGATGAACAGCTATATCGTCAACTACGAATTATATAAGGCGAACCGGACGGCGGTGGCAACAGACCAGACAGCGTTCGAAGATGCCGTCTATGCTTTCCAGGAATCGCTGACAGCAGCGACGGTGTAACGCATGAAATTGAAAAACGGAGAAATAATCCAACTGCTGAACAGACTGGACAAGCTGTCAGAGGTTGAACTTCCGGTAAGAATCGCATACGGAATCAAGAAAAACGTCAAAAAGCTGATGGATGAATACAAAGATTACGACGAACAGCGAAGAGAGCTGATTAAAAAATATAACAATGATGAAAAATCAAAGGATTACGGGAAAGAATTGCGGGAGCTGCTTGATATCGAAACGGATATTGAATTTTACAAAGTGCCGGAATCGGTTTTCGAATCAGGGAATTTCATCATAACGCCGCAACAACTCAGCACACTTGATTTCATGGTTGAGTGAATAAGGAAGAGGTGAAGGTAAATGGCAGATATTACAGCCGCGATCACAAAATTTAAGACGGCAGCGGCAGGGAAGGATGTTCGCGATGGCTTTGTTGATGCGATCACACTGGTTAATAATGACGCGATCGCAATCGCAAACAAGCAGCAAGAGATAGACACAAGAGCGGATGACGCTGCAGAGTCAGCGCAAGCGGCGGCAACGACGGCAACAACAAAAGCCACGGCTGCAGCTGCATCGGCTACGTCTGCTGCAGCATCAGCGAGCGCGGCAGCAGCGTCGGCAAATTCAATCGGAACAAAAGAGACAGAAGCCGCAGCATCTGCTACGGCAGCGGCAGGATCAGCCACCAGCGCCGCCACATCAGCAGCAACAGCGAGCACCAAAGCCACGGAAGCAGCCACGTCGGCGGGAACCGCGGCCACCAAAGCGACAGCAGCATCAGATTCAGCGACAAACGCTGCGGAATCAGCAGAAACGGCGAGCACGAAAGCCACGGAAGCGGCCACATCAGCGGGAACCGCGGCCACCAAAGCGACGGCAGCGGACGATTCAGCAACAAGCGCTGCAGCATCAGCAGAAACGGCGAGCACCAAAGCCACGGAAGCGGCCACATCAGCGGGAACCGCGGCCACCAAAGCGACGGCAGCAGCCGATTCAGCAACGGCGGCGGCCGGATCAGCAAGTACGGCGGAAGCTGCAGCAGCAACCGCCGCATCATATCAGAACACGGTTTCAACAATAGAAAAAGCAACGTGGAACGGGAAACAGGACGCCCTTGGATTTACGCCAGAGAATTCCGAAAACAAAGGCAAAGCGAATGGATACGCCGCGC